AGGTCAAGAGCTATTATCAAAACTAAAAATATCTTTTATGGACTATTGGTTCATCAAAGAAAATGTCATCACAGTAACTTTTCTTTTTGCTACTCTTTGAGAATGTGAAGTAATCAAAAACGCAAAGTTTCCATTTTGTTTTTGTAGTGTGTTTTTCTTTTCTTGGTCTGTTAAATGCTTTCATAATTTACCCCCTTAAAACAAAACATTTTTCGATTCTTTTAAAAAATGTTCGCAATCTTTAAAAAAATAACTCAATTCATCAGTAAATACAGTTATCCCTTTTATGTAAAATATAGTGTTATTATCTATATAACAAGTTTCAAATTTTACATTCTTGGCAACATCTAAAACGGTTAAGGCTTCATACACAATAATCATTTTTAAAGCGTCATCTGTAAATTCAAGTTTTTTGTCTTGTTGTAATAAATAATATTTGTCATTCTCTCTTATAATCTTCATTTCTCTACCTCCATTTTAATTTTTATAGTGAGGCTGGAAGTGTCCAGCCCTGCTATCAAAACTAAAAGCCTTGGAAGTTTAAAAGCTTTTCTACTTTGAAAAATACTTCAAATTTATCATCTTTTTTTAAACTGAAACTGTGTTTTATTTCTCCACTCTTGTTAGTATAAATTGACATTTCAAAGTCTTTTATCTTGTTATCTCTTTTTAAAGTTTCTAGCTTCTCCAATGCTTTTATTAATTCTTTTTCCATGTTCCGCCCTCCAATTTATAAAATTTAATTTTCACTCTAAACATTTTCTTTATCCATGCCACGCCTACCAACTCCCAATCCCTGCCGAGTGTCTATCTCTTCGGTAGGTATCTTCTAAATCTTTGGAATAATTAACACCCTCGTCAATATCGGATTGCAAATTTTCGAGAGCTCTCGAAATTGCTTTTTCTAGTGTCTCGGCTCTGTAACTTCTTACAGGTGTATCAATTTCTATTTTTCCATCTTTGGTGATCTCTATTGTTACATGATCATCACAAACTACAGTATCAAAGTTATTTTCTTTTAATATTTCTTGGATTTTTCCTAATCCTTTTAACATTTTATCTAACATCCTAACCCCTCCAATTCTTTATTTAATGCCTCAAGGTCGTTGATAGCTTCCATTAAAATGTCTTCTAATGTTTCCCCTGTATATTCCCAGTCTGAAAAGTTGATACAAACTGTATCATCACAAGAATATACATTAACCCTTTCAGCTACTCCGCAACTACTTGCAAGAGTTAAAGCTTTTTTTAATAAATTTTCTATTGTCATATTTACCACCTCTTTAATTTTTTATGGAAGCTCTCGAACGTTCGAGGGCAACCATAAAAAATTAAGCTCTGAACCATTTGTATTGATATAATTTTGAGTATGTCCAATCTTCCAAGCTCTCTATTTTGTCACCTGCTTTTTTAAATCCAAGGTAGAACAATAAATCCTCTAAGCTCCAAAACATTTTTAAAATTATTTTTCTTAACATATTTGACCCCCTTTAAATTTTCTTACTATTTCCCAAATGTCATTGACTGTTGTTGTTGCTGGGTCAATCCCAAGTTCTGCCATTCTTTTTGTAACTTTTAAAAGCTCTGATAATTTCATCTTTAAACCTCCTCTTATAGTGGGTAATCCATTAATTTTTTACTTGCTGACTTATATGTCAAACAAGTTTGAAAGTAAAATACTATTTTTCCAGTTTCTTTGAAACCACATTCTTTAAGCTCTTTGCAGCTTCCTTTTAACTCCTTTATAAACTCTTTTTTACTGTAAATTTTTGTTATTTTCATATCCTCACCCTCTTTTTTAATTTTTTGTGGAAGCTCTCGACCACTCAAGAGCAACCATAAAAAATTAATTAAAATCTGTGACTTCTAAAATTGTGAATATTTTTTCGATATCTTGAACATATTTTGTCACTAAAACATTTTCAAATTTTCCAAAGTTTTTATGAACAACTAGCTTATACTCTTTTTTATCTGAATAAATGCTGTAGTATCTAAAAATAATCGCTCCGTACTCTTCGTTAATTTTTAATGTGCAACTAGTATTTTTTAAAAGTTGTTCCATGATTTCGTTTTTATTAATTGTCATTTTAAATCCTCCTATCTTCTCTCTCTTATTTTTTCAACTGTTGCGAATATCACTTCCGCAATTGTTAAAGTAAAGCAACAAAATGCTAATAGCAAAGACGTTAATACAGCAAAGTTGTCAACTACTGGAGCTGTTGCGTATAAATACGCACATACCAAGAATATTGCTGTACCTCCAAGGCTATAAAATACTTCTCTTAATCCATTTCCCCACATTTCTTTTAAATTTTCCATTTTTAATCCTCCTAAGTTTTAAAGTGTTGGTTACAACCGAACTTTTAATTTAAAATTTTTTTGTTGTTTGGTTGTTTATTTGGTTTTCTTGGTTCAAGTATAACGGGTTTAACCGAATATGTCAAGAAAAAATTTTATTGAAACCGAAAAAAAGTTCTTTTATTTGCACTCAAATAGTGATAAAATGGGGTTAATAAAAGGTTAAAAATTTTTTAAAAAAATATTTTAAAAAAAGTGTTGACAAAAAACGGAACGTGTAATATACTTGAATTAACAAAGAAACACGGAACGTATAAAGATAAAATTAATATAAGAACTGTTGAGGCTAACAACTGCAAAAAGTCCAATTGAATATAAAAACTAGGAGGTACAATTTTATGAAAAAAGTTGAAAAAATGGAAGCGCTTTTATCTGATTATCTAAATAGAGCGGTATGGCTAGTAAAAAAGAATGAAGGATATATAGTACAAGACATTGCAACTGGAAACTTTGAAGATAGATACTTTTTTAAAAATCTAGCAGAAGTTGAAGAATTTGTACAGGCGGACAAATGAACAAAAATAAATAAAGTTACCCTTTCCAAAAGTGGTAAGGGTAACACCACTGCAAAAATATCAATTCCTTTGCAGTGGTTGCAAGACTTGGGAGTTGATGAAAACAACAAAAATATTAAACTTACAAAAAAAAGAGGTCAAATTATTATAGAAAAAGGGTAAACTATAAAATAGTATTTTTATAGCACTTTTCAACTTGCAGAGGATAAATTTTTTATCCTCTTTTTTTGTTGTCTAATTCTAATAAAAATAACTATCATTTATAGACATAAAAAAATAAAGGTTGAAATAAAATAAAAAAAATGGTATTAATTGATTTAAGATACGGTTGAAATTGAATTAAACGGTTAAAAACGAATTAAAAGGGGTTCTATAATGATAAATAATGATATTTTTAGTATGAAAAAATGTATAAAAAGCAATAACAAAAGATTACACAAAAGCATAATGAAAAAGATAGAGCAAAAAGAAATAACTAAATATAAATTAGCCGAAAAAATAGGGATAGCTAATTCGACACTATCCGAACAACTCAAACGCCTAGCAGATGGAAAAGGTGTTATGACTGATACACTTTTTAGGATCATGTCAGCTTTGGATATGGAGCTAAAAGATTTAATTAAATAATAACGCTAATATAGCGTTTATTATAATACTTTTAATTTTTTTAAAATTTTGCACCCTCTTTACGCCAATAAAGAGGGAGATAATAACGCCCAAGCGGCATTATTATATATAAAATAATCTCTCCTAGGTTATTTATATTAATTTTTCACCAGCATTGCTGGGATTCCTACCCAAAATATTTTATTATATTTTTTCCCCTCACTCGAGGGGAAACCCCAATAATACTATTTTTAAGTAGTATTATTTAATAATACAATATATTATTTTGTATTACTTTTAAGTAATATATTTTAATGTGTGTAATACTTTAGGTATTAACGTAAATGTTAATATATATTTTTATATTTTAAACCTCACTAGTTTTTTATTTTATACCCCAGTTTCAAAGCTGGGGTAAAAATAAAAACTAATCTAAAAAATGTTTTTTTGTACCTTGAAATTCTAAACATTTTCGGATTTTCGAGGGTCAAAAAAACAATAAAATTACAACGGATTTGAAACAAATATTTTCAAGAGTTGTTATTTTTAAAGGATTTTCAAGATTTCAAAAAAACAACACTTGTCAAGTAAATATATAAGGGTACAACATTACTTTCAAAAAGTCAATAGAATTTTATATATAAATTACAATTGAATAGAAATTAGCAGCACAAGGAATTTATAAGCCTTGTTTTTTTATAACAATTTTTCAGACAACTAAATATAAAACTGTATTTCTTGTTAGTCACATAAATTAAAAACTTGTGTGACTGATTGGAAACACACGTAAATGATAAAAACAAGGAGGGTTTAAAATCGTTGACAATGGCACATTTATATATACAAGTCGTGACATAGATATCACGCAGGCGGCAGAAAATGCGAGGGCATTAACTGGAATGTCTGGAACTGTAGAAAACAATAAACTTGTATTTAAAAACTTCAATGTAGATAAATACGAGTTTATCAACTTTATCTCAATTTCAGAATACCGCAGTAATTGCCGTATCTGTGTAGCTTTTAGCTATTCGAGATACGAGAATGAAGACAACTACAAACTTGCTGAGCGTCAAAGAACAATCAACGACGTTCATGCAGCAGTAACACGAATCTTTAGAAGTATAACAGGTCTAGCCTTAACCAGCAACGACCTTGAAGTTCTGGCGCTTGACATATCTAATCAACTTGAAGTTGAGAACATAAGAAATTATTATAATGTGCTTAATCTTATATATAGAGCATATAAGCAGATTAACCCGAACGGGCGTTTGTACTTTGATACTGACAAGGAGCAGAGGCTAGAGCTTGACGGGCTAGACTTTAGAGAAGCCGGAAAGAAGAGGAGAGAGGCGAACGCATATTTTAAGATTTATAGCAAGAGAAAAGAAATTGAAGACACCAAGGGAGCTGCAAAAGCAAGAGGAAAGCGGCAGGCGTTACGTGGTGAACTCACTTTAAAGGGTGCAATGTTAAAAAAATATGACTTGCACATCGTGGGAAATATTCAAAAACTAGCACTTGAAAGAGTTTTGAAATGTGTACTGGGAGAGATAATCCTTGACGGAATCAATAAAGAGCTTGAATTTAATAGATTTAAGCTTTTATCAGAATACAAGCTCGCAGGTAGTAAGAAGTTGCAGGAAGTAACTTTAATGAATCTTCAATACATCTTTGATATTGATATTCTTGATGATGTGCTTACTTGTGAGAATCTTAATATCTCACGTAGTACGCTAGGTTATCACAAGAAAAATATAAAAGAGCTTTTAAAAGCAACAGAAACTAAAAGCGAGATAAAAAGAGTATTTTCAAAGAACTTTGAAAGATTAGCAAAGTTATTAAAAAAGATAGTCAAGGTTGATGTAAAAGTGGAGAAAGGGGCGATAAAATGGCAATAAGTAAAAAGAAAAAGCAAGCATTTGCACAAGCTTTTATGATTTGCAAGAATGGAAGAGAAGCCCTCGAAGCCGCTGGAATTGACTTTGATATTAAGACTATGCAGTCGCTTTTATTAGATAAAGAGCTAGCAGAGTACATAGATAAAAACCTCGCAACTGTTCAATATATGCTGGGTAGAGACAAGAGCGGACACCTTGCAAAGCTGGAAAAACTATTCGACCAAGCGGCAGGGTATGAAGATTCTAAGATAGTAAACTTTGACAAAGTAGGTAGATATACTGAAAAAGTAGGAAAGTTTACAGACTTCAAAGCGGCGGCGGCACTATCGAAAAGAATCGGAGAGCTCCAAGAATGGGAGACAACAGGGGGAGACAATGAAATTATTGTTGACCTTAAAATCGGTGATAATCTGTTCAAATCCGATGAAGAGGCTATTGAAAAAGCTAACAGTGATAGTGTGGCACGTGATGAAAGGGTTCTAAATCACTTAAAATCGGAGGGGGTGTTGTAATTGCTTGAAATGTTGACAAAAGATAAAAGAGAAAACTTTTATAAAATACTTGAAGATAAAATAAAATCTAACCCTGAGCGATACAAGTTTTTCGCCGCTGGAGCTAAAAAGATGAGAGATAATCCCGTTTTTAACAAGGTTGAGTTTTTATCCAAAGTAGGCAACGAAGTTATTGGAGAAATGGGATATTTGCAAGACCTTGTCAACGACAAGATTATCAATATCGAAGTAGTTTGTTTCAAAGATAACAGCCCAACTTTTATAAAAGATTTATTCTTATTCTTTGAGTTATTAGACAGTAGTTTTCTAAACTTTGAATTTGAAGTGATACCACAAGCCCCAACGTATAGCCTAGCTTGTAGAGCTTTTAAAAAGTACAAATTTAAGTATATAGGTTTAAAAAGAAAGTCCTTAAAGCTCTTAGATGGCAGTAAATATGATGTTACTATCTGGGAGAAAAAAGGAGAGGAGGGGGAGTTATAAAAAATGGGAAGTTCAAATATATTCACAAACACCCTTGACGCAATAGCTGGAACAGACACATCAGGTCAAAAAAAGAAAGCTAAGAGAAAAGAAAGAGAAATGCAAAAGCAAATTGAAGCACAGCAAAAAGAGCAGCAAAAAGAAAAAGAGAAGCAACAAAAGACAACCCAAAGCTTTTACGAGAGTATGAGACAGGGAAACCTTGGACTTTTAGCAGCAAAAGACAAACAAACGATAGGTTAAGGGGGTATAAATGCAAATAGATGGAAACTCACTAAACCTGTTAAAATGGAGATTTGACGAGGCTAAGCAGTGCAGAAATGATATTTTACCGCTATACCAGAAAGCCTATGAGAATTTCACAGTTGAGGGAATGAAACTGAATAACATAGACTCAACAGGGGTTAAATATGCGTCAAAGCTAGCTAATAAGCTATCATCGTATATTATGAACTCCAATTACATATGGGCGTACATAGAGACCCCAAGATATGAAAAAGTATCAAAAGAGGATAAAGTCCAATTTGACTATATTACCGAGGTTGTATTCGACCACATTCAAAAAGAATCCAATTTCGAGCTAGAAAAAATCAAGCTTCTTAGAGATTACTTAATAGGCACAACAGCCTTTAAAGTGAGATATACAGGAGATGTTAAAAACCCTGTTTTAATTGAGCATTGTCCAATTCTAAGCGTTTATCTAGCTAAAAATAGAGCTGGAAGAACAGGAGATGTATTTTACAAAAGGGAAAAAGTAAAAAAGCACGAGCTTATTGACTTGTTCGGAGAAGAGGTATTATCAAATGAATTTGTCGATAAACTTACAGAACAAGACCAGTTTGAGCTAATAGAGGCAACAATTTATGACTATTCTAAGAAATTGTTTATATATGCTGTGTCTTTGGATGAGAGTTTTAATCAGATAGTAAAGTACGAGGAAACGGATTACAATCCGTGGGTAGTTGCTAGATTTGAATCTATGAGTGACAGTCCGTATGGGATGGGACCTGACACAAAAGCAGTCTTGACGCTGGAAGAACTCCAAAAGATAAAAAAAAGAATATCTAAAATTGGAGAACACCAAGCGAACCCAAGTTATACGGCGTGGACGGCAGAACCTAAATATATAGCCCAGTCAAGACTAAATACTCCAGGTAAAATATCAATCCTGGGAACAAATAAAGGTCAAACTCAAATCGAACCTTTTAACAGGGGAGAGGGTACAGATATTAAATTCTTTGAGATGGAAGAGTACAAATCAACACTTGTTGACCTGTTCTATATAAACCTTATAGAAAATATATCTAGTGTGGACCAGTTAAAAAATGTTACAGCAACCACAACGCAAGCTCTTGTCACTGAATTATCAAGACAAATAGAGCCTACATATTCACTAATGCAAAAGGAAATGCTTGAACCAATAGTTATGAAAGTGTTCTATTGCTTAACAAAAGCGAACTACTTTGACCTTACTCAGATATCAATTTTAAAAGAAGACCCTAGAATTAAAATAAGATTCTACAATGCTTTAACCATTGCTCAAGAGCAAGACGACCAAGAGAGAGCAAATATGTATTTCCAAACTATTGCGTCAGTACTTGGTGGAATGGTTGCAGCTAATAATATCAATGCTAGTGAGTTTATTGACGCCGCCCAAAAGAGATTTAGAGTTAAGGCACTAGAGTTTAAATCAGGTGAAGAAACTGAAAAACAAACAGAGAAAACTATAAATCAAATGAGTCAGGAGCAAGGGGATATCGCTATGCAAGCACAAGTTGAGAATAAAGGGGTGATAGGACAGTGACGCTAAAAGAGGAAGATGAGTATATAGAACTATTAGAGAGATTTTCAGCTTTCCCAGAGCTAAAAAGACTAATAGACTTACATACTCAAAAAAGATTAAATGACGCCGCTTGTATTGAAGAGCAACAAGGGAAAGCGGACATCATATATAGAGAAGTCGCAGGACTCCAAACTTTTAGGCACTACATATTCCAAGAGCCTGAACAATTTGAAGATTGGAGAAACGCAGTTTTAAACTCAAGAAAACCAAATAAAAAGGAGGAGTAAAAGATGAAACTAGAAGAACTTTTAAAACTTAAAGTTCTATTTGACGCCGAAGATGGAAATGGAGGCGACGGAGCAGGTGGAGGAGACCCAACACCAGGTATAGAAGTTCCTGAATATATCCAAAGTTATGCAGATTCAATAGAGGACGCAGGACAAAAGGAATATATAAGTGGACTTTTAAAAGATGAAAAAGGTGTAAACTTCCTAAAAGGAATGATAAATGACCCTAATGCAGAGTATACAACTAAGGCGGAAGAGTTTAAAGCTATGAATCCAGCCGAGGTTGAGAGCTTTACAAAAGAGGCAAAAGCTGCAGGGATTCCTGAGAAATACGCAAGAATTGCACTTGAAGGAAGAGCAAACTATTTACAAGCTCAAAGAGATTTAATGAGTCCTGAACTTAAAGCACTTGATACTAATATTGATAATTTTATAAATTCAGCAACAGCAGAAGAGCAGCAAGTTTATGCTAGACTTGCAGAAAATGCAATAGGTAGAAAAATACTTGTTGAGAAAATAATGGGAGGAACTGCTAATATTTCAATTGGTGGAGCTGGTGGAGGTTCTACACATATAGCAAGTTACGACCACAAATCATTTATTGACGCCTACAACGAAGCAAAAGATAGTAATGATAAAGAGGCACTAAAAAAATTAAAACAATTTGCAGACAACAGTGATGATACATTCTATAGAGACTTTTTATAACACAGGAGGAAAATGAATACAAAAGAAAGATTACTTAAAGCCCCTCTTAACATTCAACTTTTTGGAGCAACTAAAAACGTTGAATTAACAGAGGGAGAACAAGCCAAGTACGTAAACAATATTATGAGAGCTTTAGGGCAAACTAACAGTTTCCCTTTAAAGCAGTACATGGCAACATCAGCTTCAACAAATGCGGCTTATTCAGTTTTCTATGTAGCTGGAACTTTATCAGCTAGAGATAGAGAGGCAAATGCAGACACTACAAACCAAAACTTCAAAGATGTAAAAGGGGTAGCAAACCAAAATCTTTTAACATCAATTAGAGTTGTACCAACTGAAATGGAAGTACCTTTATGGGTAGATGACAGAGACTTTGATAAATCACAACTTAATGAGCAATCAGCATTACAAACAATGCAAGTAGACGCTATTTATAGAGGTTGTGACGAAAGAATATCACTACTATTAAAGGATATGTACCAAAATAAAAAGAGATCTGTTAAAAACTCAGCAGGGACAGCAGTTAATATAACAATACCTACAACAAACTTCTACGGAGATAAAGCAAAACTTTTCTCAGACCCAGATAACGTTAAGAAGTTTAGAAACATGATGAGAAAAGCTCAACACATGGCAAAGGCTAATAATCTTAAAATTGCAATAGTTTGCGGTGATGAGGGTAACGTTGAAATGGCAGATTGTGAGAAATTCTCAAATAAAGATTGGGTAAACGTTTCAGGAGAAACTACTGTTCAATCAGGTTCAGCAATGCAAAGATTACTAGGTGGAAATGTAGAGGAGTTATGGACATTTGATGAAGTGTTCTATGAAAAAGCTACTAAAGTAACTAATGGAGTTATAGCTGTTATCATAGAAAAGTCATTAGGTCAAGATAATAAAAAAGCTTCTATTAGACCAACTATTGAACACGTAGGATTTAAGAAAGCTTACTTCATGGATGTTGAGGTTGCTAATGCTACTGAACTTGTTAATCCAAATGGGGTATTTTTCTTTGAGTACGCTAAAACAGTATCTTCAATAGGATAGAATACAATTTAAAATTACAACTGAATAGAGGGAACAACATTCCCTCTATTTTTTTTAAAGGAGAAGGTTAAAAATGAGAGCTAAAGACACATCAAAGTTAGTAAAAGAAAAAATAGTGATAATTAAATTAATGTTTATGGCAGGTTGTAAAGTAGCCGAAATAGAAGAAAAGACAGGACTTGTAAATTTATTAGATTTCACTAGAAGGCACAACAAATATTTTAAAGATGTTAAGTTTATAAAAAGTAAAGAGGTGAAACAAAATGGGGCAACATCTGGAGAGAATGAAAATAGAGTTTAAAGAGTTAAAAGAAAGATATGATAAATTGGTAGATTTTTTAGGAACTCCAAAATTCAATACACTACACTTTGAACAAAAAAGCTTATTAAAGCAGCAAAAAGAAGTAATGAAAAAGTATGGTCAAATTCTAAAGAAAAGAATTAGACTTGATGAACAGATAGAAAGAGAAACTAATTATATACCGTAGGAGTTAAAAATGACTAGAGATAAAAGAGAAATTGATTTTTTAAATCTACAAGTAGGTGCAGTATTTAGATTAGGATTAAATAGACTTAAAGTTGTAGAAGAAAAAGCTGGGGGGGGAGATAATCCTTGTGAAGAATGTTATATATTTAAAAGTGGATTTGAAGTTCCTTGTAATGAATTTGTCATTAACTCTATCATTCCAGAGTGTTGTGGCAGTTGTAGAAAAGATAAAAAAGATGTGTATTTTGAGGTGATAGATTGATGAACAAACCAACAAACTTTAATGATTTATTAGAGTTACAAAGAGTTTTAGATGAAAATATAGAAAAAAATAGAAATAACGGATTTGTACCAAGAGAGAGAAAAGACCTAGATATTATCTTAGCAATAGACGATGAGTTCCAAGAGTGGCTAAGAGAATTACCATATGAGTACAATTTCAAAACTTGGAAACAGAAAGAATATAACAGAGAGAAAGAACTTGAAGAATTAACAGATATTTTATTTTTCTTTTTACAACGTTGTAATAGTAAAACTAGAAAAAAGTACAATAATACATATTTAGAGTGTTGTGAAAAATCATATATAGAAACTATTTTTAACACAATCGGAGAGGTAGAAGAGGATAAATATTTCATAATAAATTTAAATGAAGCAATAGAAAGATTTAAGTATGATCTTCATAGAGGGGCGGTAGGTTTTGCTTTCTTTAATTATATAAGATGTGTTTGCATAAGAAAATTCACAAAAGAAGATTTATTAAACACTTACTGGGAGAAATGGCAAAAGAATATGACTAGAATTAATAAAGATTGGATATTAGAGGGGAAATAAATGAAAAAAGCATTAGTTTTATTTATGTTACTTTCTAGCTTATGTTTTGCTGATAGAATTAAAATTATAAAAAGTGAAAGCTTAGAAAAACTTGAAAATGAAATAAATTATTTTATACAGGACAAAGAAATCAAAGATATTAAAATACAAATAGCAAATGAAGAAATACTTAAAAAACTTATTTCTATTTCTTCTGGTTATGAAATATCAAAAAACTATATAGCTTATATAATTTACTAAAAGGAGGGAAAATAAATGACATCAGCAGGATTTGTATTTATAGGAATAGTAGTTGGATTGTAGCAGGGTTTATAGTAGGAACAATTAGAGAAAGAAAAGGTATGAATAAAAAATAGAGGTGTGATGTGACAGATTTTAACGGAATTAAGATATTAGAGATATTAGATAAAATATTTAGAAAGAAATATGATAAAAAGTCTATCCTTGAAAATGTAGGGTTAAGCACAAGTGGTAGCAACTGCATTATAAACTATAAAGATGGAGACTTAGAGATTAGGGTAAAAGTATCACACAAAACAGCCCTTAAAATGTACTTTGATAATCAAAAATCTAATGGCCAGTTTAAAAATATTGATTATGAGAAATTTGAGGAAAAATACAACGAGGGTGTAGAGCTAGATAAAATAGAAGAGGAAATTAAAAAAGAACAGTTACCATACGATTAAAAGGAGATAAAAAGTGCATATATACAAAAATGAAGATGGCTACAGAGTATTAGCTAAGCAATACAAGACAGGGAAAAAGAATAGTATAAAAGATATACAGGAGCTTGTTGAAATTCCTGTATCATTTGTAAATACTACTCCACCAAGATTAAAGATAAACTATGAGACAGTTTATCCTAATGATTGGGTAGTAAAATGGATAGGGCAAATTGAATTTGAGATTATTCCAGATAAAGAATTTAGAAAGAGATTTACAATACACAAATGAATGAAGACGAAAAGATAAAAGCTCTTATATATTTTTTAAGAAAATCAAAGTCAGAGGGTAAGCACGTGAAAATGTCAAAGCTGATTGAAAAGTGTGAGAAAGAAAAAATTTCATATCCCACACTTTTCAGAGAGGTTTTGATACATAAATTAGAAGATGTTTTGGTGTGAAAATGTAATTTTATTTTTGAAAAAATATTTTTATAATTTTTACACCAAAAAAACATCGCGGACAAATTAGCTAAAAAATGTTAAAAAGTCCACCGTGGGCGGTACTTTTTTATGAAAATACCGCGGACAAATTTTGAAGAAAAAATATGCAGTTTAAAAATCAACAAAAAATGAAAATTAAAAATTGAGTCCTTATTTTTAGAGGAGTTTCAAGGAAAAATTATTTAAAATAATTTAACTGCATATAATACAGATTATCTACGTGGAAAATTATTCAAAATAATTTTTTAAAGAAAAACGGTTAAAAGTGTAATTTTATTTTTTTAAAAGGAGTAGTTATGAAAAAGAAAAAAAGTTTAAGAGAAATAATTGATGTAATAATTTTTAGATTGAAATATAGATTTTATTTTTTTCTTGCTAGATATAGAGTGATAAGTTTTAAGGAAGCAAATATTAGAACTATTTCAGCCTCTATTGATATGATGAAAACTATGCAGGAATTAGATGTAGTAGAAAAGCAAATAGAAATTTTAAAAGAAGTAGGTGTTTTGTAATGCCTAGAATAGTAAGAGATAAGAGAATTGCTAGAATGATAATGTGCCTTTCTGTTATTCATGACAACGTTGCCCACCATATAAAAGTATGGGGTGATGAGATAAAACTCAATGATGGATGGTTAGCCCCATATAAAAAGGGGCTTATGACTAAGTTGTATAACTCCATAGAAAAAACGCTGATGAACTATGATGAAAATCATGTTGTTCTTTCTAATGGAGCAAGGGAAAATTTACTGGATAAAATCTATGAGTTTCATGTGATACTTGCTAATAGAAAAGCTAAAGAGGGAGTTAAAAAGACATTTGATTTTGATATAGAGAAAAAATCTATGCCAAAGGGAATGTTAGATACATTCATAGCCTTTTCTTTAACTACAGAATATACAGAGGAGTATTTTTCTAAGAGCCTTGAAATAGAAAATCTAACAGAGGATTTTAAAAAGTTTAAAAAATATCTAAAGCAATATCAAAAATTCTTTGAAGATGAAATGATAATAACAGTAAGGGAGGGGTAAAAGTGAAAATAAAAGAAGTGGTAAGAAAAATACTAACATATTTAGGGCTTGTAAAAAAAGAACCTATACAACCAAAAGTATTAACGGATGATGAAATAATTAGAAAGTATGGTTCTATTTATGAAAAGTGTGACGTAAGACTTAAAATGCAAATTGACGAGTTAAGAATTATAAATGAAAGAAAAAAACTACAGCCCGAAAGATGCTATTACTGTAAAAATTTTCAAAGATTTACTGGAGATAATAAAGTATCTGGAGAAGCTAATTTCTGTAATTTTCTTGAAGATGTAATTTTAGTTCCTCGTAAATTTGTTTGTAATAAATTTGAAGCTAGTCAAGAATATTTAAAACAAGTTGAAATAGCAAAATTAAAAAGAAGTGTTGATTTTAGAGAGGTAGAAGAATGACAGTAGGAGAACTAATAAAAGAACTAGAGAACTATGACGAGGATATGGAAGTTGTAGCACGTGATAAAGCAGATGAAATAAATTTAGCATTGCTTGATATAGTAGAAGTTAAGGAAAATTATTATCTAAAGAAAACATTAGAACTTGTTGTAGACATTGAGGAGAAAATATGAAAGATTTAGGAATTAGAGAGTGTTGTTACAATTGCAAAATATTAGAAACTGTAGCTACACATGGACCAACTAGAACTGTTTATTGCAAAAATATTCAAGATATTATTGATTTTCCAGAAAGATTTATATGTGATAAATTTGAGCCTAGTGGAAAATTTTTAAATGATTATACTTTATCTAAATTAAAAAAAGAAGTCAATTTTAGAGAGGTGAAAGATGATTAAAAAACTCATAAACTGGTGGAGATATAAAAAAGCTCTTAATAAAGAATATTCTAAAATTAGTTTCAATTGTGAAAATTGCAGTTATTTTTATTTTTGTAACAAAAATTGTAGCTTGCTTAAAAAAGATATTAAAAATCCAAGTTACTTTATTTGTAACAATTTTGAAGTTAGTCGATATAAATTACATGACGCTCAAAGAATAGCACTTGAAAAAACATCTAATTTCAGAGAGGTGGAAGATGATTAAAAAATATAAGAAAAAACCTATCGTAATTGAAGCTATTCAATTCATTGATACTGCTGAAAGAATTGAAGAAATTTTTAAGTTTATGAATAATGAAACTATGAGAGTTGATTATTCAGTAGATGATCACCCAGCTATTTTAATAGAAACTTTAGAAGGAACAATGAGAGCAGAAGAGAATGATTATATCATAAAAGGAGTAAATAGAGAGTTTTATCCATGCAAACCTGAAATATTTTTAAAAACTTATGAAGAGGTGGAAGATGAATAAAGACAAAATAATAAAAATGGCTTTCCTCGAATTAGGATTTCCCTATGCTGATGAGGACTTACAAGAGGACGTCAACTTTGAAACGGCGTCCTTTTATTTTAATGATATAGTTCTAAAGATACAAAACGATACTAGATTTAACTTCAATTTAGCTAAAGAAAGATTAAAGTTACTAGATAGACAAAGATATACAGATAGATACGAGTACGCTAAACCTACTGGATTTTTAAAGAATCTTACTCCAGGAATAGCAGAGTTTGGAGATATTCTTTTAAGTGATGAAGCAGAGGTTGAGTGTACATATAAAAAGAAACTCGATCTTGAAGACATTCCAGACACATACGAAAGACTTACAGCTTTATGGCTTGCTACTGCTATTTGTAGTTCGGTTGGTAAAGCAAAAGCAATAACTAGACTTGCTTCTCTTATGCAACTTGAAGAGGAGAAACTAACATTTGATAATGGACTAATGGGATTTGATTTGGAGGATTTGAACTAATGTTTGAGGGTAAATTAAGATTTAGTCTTGGGGAAATTTCCCCAGGACTAAGGTATAGAGTAGAAACTGAAATACCAGCTAAAGGACTTGCATATCTCAAAAATGGTCTTACATCTGATAGTGCAGGGTTAATTAATTTTCCAAGCTTTGAAAAAATAAATACTATATCAGTTGCTAGCGAACTTAGAACTATTGAGGGTTTTAAACTCTTTAAATACAAAATCAACAAGAAAGATACCTCACTTAGTGGGTATCTATTCTTATATACAAACAAAAAAGTATTGGTATTAAGAATGGATAATTTTCAAGTAGTTAAAGAAATTCCTACAACTTATACTCCAGAAGAAATAAAAAAACTTAGTATTACACAATTTGAGAACTCTGTTATAAGTTGTGTAGCTAATAAAGAGCCTGTAATGGTAAGAGTAGATGAAGCTACACCAGAGTTTACAGTAGTTGAATATTGGAAAAGTATAACAAATCCACCTGTAAAAGCAGTAGAAAGTGAGTATCAATATACAGATACTGACAAGCTTGTGTTTACTTGGTATCAAGATGGTTCTAAGATTATCTTTGAAAGCACTCTTTCTAATCCTGTATATAAGCCTAGTTTCTTAGAAAACTTTGAAAAAGGTACTATTTCATATATGGGTGGAGAGTTCAGAATATCTAAGATTGAAAATACTAGTGGAAAGCAGAAAATAACTACATCTCAAGTAACAGCCCCTGGAGGGAATATAGAAATTCCAGATAAAAGCGTAGAACTTGAAAAGAAAAAAATCAATATCCTGGATATAGTTTTTTCAGAAAATCTATTTAGAAAAGGTTATCCAGCAGTTGTTACAGAGTATAAAGGAAGGGTTATATTTGGTAACGTTGCAGGGAATCCAAGTTGTGTTGTATCATCTCGTGTCTTTGACTCTCTTAACTTTAGACAGTCAACGGAGGATAATGACGGATTTACCACTTTCCTTGCAGGTAATGAGGTTAATACAGTAGTTGATTTTATATCATACAAGTCTCTAATAGCAGTTACTGACAAGGGATTTTTCTCAACTCAACTTAACACAGGTCTTACTCCTAAGACATCAGAGTTCTATGACCAAAAACTATCACGTCCTAAAGGATTAGGGTATTGGACAGAGAGTGATGACGCTATCTATTATGTAGACACTTCTAATAGAATATTTCAAATACAAGATGTAGGGGCAGATAGTGCTTATAAGACTATGGAAGTATCAACATATAGCAATCACTTATTTGACAATGTAGAAGATATCTATTTCTTTAAGCATAAGAAAAATAACCTTATAGGAGTAGATTGTGGAGAAGAGGCAAGAGCATTAAGTTATAAATTTGAAGAGGATATTATATGTTGGACAAGATGTAATAAGCTACAGGGGATTAACGAGTATGTCAATGTTGATGATAAATTATATATCTTCAATGCTACTGGAAGTGAAATTAACATATACACTTATTCAGATACCAATGTAGAGCCTTTAGAGTTTAAATTAGCTGAAACTTCTTTAAGTCAAAAGGTGCGTACAGATGTTCCAGAGTTCTTTAAAAGAACTACCATAGGACAAGTTAAGATGGTCGTTATAGGCGATTATGATTTAGAAGTCAATGGTAAAAGAAAAGAACATGCCTTAAAACTAGAGGACGTTCCATCAGATAAAGTCCATTTTGTAACTATACCTAATACAGGTAAAAAGGAACTTTATATAAAACAAATGAATAATAACCCTATTGAAATAGTGGGTATATTTGCTGAAATTAGAGATTTTGAACAACAGGAGGACGAGTAATATGAGTTTTATGTTAGCTGCAATGCTACTCTCACAAGGAGTAAATATTATAGGTAGTCTTAATAGTGCCAAGCAAGCAAAACTTGAGGGAGGAGTTCAAAAAAAGGCTGCTGAATTAAATGCTGAAACCCAAAGAACAGCAGTAATGGAACAGTATACAGATATATTTTCTAAGCAGACATCGGAGCTAGCCTCACAGTCTGCAATATTTGCTAATGCTGGAATAGATAAAGCAGGGTCACTCTTTAGACAAGGTATGAGAGTTCACGAAAGAAACTTCCTAGATAGTAAAGCTGATATGGAAAGTGATATGAGAAATATAGATCTCAACTTGAAGTCTCAAAAATATAATATAGATTCTCAAGTGGGATCTAAGAAAAATGAGGCTTACTCTAATGTGGTTAGTGGACTTTTTGATATGGCTACTACATATTTTAAATATAACGTATCTAAAGGTACAGATGTTGACAGTATTAGTGGTGGTAGAAAAGTAGCTCCAACTAAAAATTCTCAAAGCGTATTTAGAGAAATAGCTAGAAGTAACTGGTTAGGGTAAGGTGATAGTATATGAATAATAACCAAGGAATTATAATAGACCCTACTAAATCAAGTAAGATGATACAGTCTCCACAAGTTTCTGCTCCTAGTGTAAGTGACAGTAGTATGTCACTAGGTGCTACTAAAAACCTAGCTAAAGGAATTATGGACTTAGGAATGGCATATCAAAAGTTAAAAGATTTTCAAAGCAAATCCTATGGACTTACTACAGAAGCAAGTGTAGATGATGACATCTCTAATACTATGTTAGAAGCACAAACTAATAAGGATTTTTATAAGACAAATGACGGAATAAACGCCTTAGAAACTAAAGTTAATGAAAAATTAGCCACATATAGAAAGACATCACTAGAGCAAGGGTATGATATGGAATATGTCGACGCCTTTGAAGCAAGAATTAGGCATAAATTACAAATGGCTAAAAATAATTTTTTAGTAAAAAACTATGAATACCAAGAAAAAGTGACACTAGATAACTATATTCATTCTCAAGAAATGGCACAACAAAATAATGAGAGATATATGGCACTAGGAGATTATAGTTCTGCACTAGCTGGGACACAACAAGTTCTAAATAATATGATAGGAGCAGTTGACGCAGGTATTATAGATAGGTCTAAACTTATACCAGGAATAAAAGGTGTCTACAAAGGAGTTTTTAATTCCTTTGGACTAAGCTTAATTAATAAGCCTAATGCACAAGCTTTATTAGATAATTATTCTAAGATGACTGCTGGAGAGTTCTTTGAACATTTTAAAGGCTTCAATACTAAAATCAATGGAGAAGATTTTATGATTGGTGCTGATGAGTACGAAGAATTTAAGAGTGGACTAAACCAAGCTCAAGCAGAGCTTAACAGAAGAGGAAAAGCTGAAAAGCAAATGAGTTTAATAGAACAACAAAAATTATTGACAAGATGTAAAACAGAGCCTTTTTTAGTTTATGCAGAACAAAACAATCTTCCAGCTAATTACCAATGGGGAGAAAAGGATTTTGTAGGAGTTAGTAATATTTACTATGGAACTAACTTCTCTACATTACAAGAGTTTTATAAAGCTGGGTTAGAACCTATATATCAATCTAAAGGAATGGCAGACCTAAGTACTTTATATGATGACCCTAATGCTAGAATGGAAGTTATAATGGGTAATAAAAATGCTATGAGAAATCAATTCGTAGGCGGAATGAATGAAGAGATACAAAATGATTATTTAGATAGTACTGATAAGGAAAATGGGCTTGGTAGTTTATCTACAAATGCTTACTATAACGATGTTGAGTTTTATTCAATTATGAATGATACTTATAGTCCTGATAAAAGAATAGCCGCTAATACCTTTAATAAAGAAGTTGTGGACACAAGTGTTATAAATCTTAATCAATATCAAAGTGAACAATATGATTTTGTAAAAGAGATAGACCCTGTTGCTGGAGAATATTATGTTAGAAAAAAAATACAAAGTGCCGCTCCAGATATAGGAGCTAAATACAATTCCCTTATAGCTAATGCTAGAAAAGGAGATAAACAAGCTTTGAGAGCTACTGACGATATTTTAAAGTTTAGAGCTACTGAAATTAAAGCTAAATTGATAGAAGATACAGGAGGAGTTATAACAGAGGATTTAGCAGAAGCAGCAGGATTGAAAGATAAATATATAGGATTGCCAATAGCAGCTCAAAGTAAAAATATTCAACAACAACTTTATGACGCCTTTACACGTGAAAATAAAGATTTTATGGAACAACTAGACAGTGAAACAAAAGTTGTTATAGATGGAATGACTAAAGATTTTACACCTGTAGACCTAGGAACTAAAGGTGTTATATTTGTGGGTAAAGATATCACACCTGTTCAAACTTCAAATTCAATAAATCAATTTTTAGCTACTAACAAATCTTATGTATTTTCAACAGATGAAAAAGGAGAAGTAAAAAAATTAGAGGTTGCACCATCTTTAATAAATGTTACTAATGAGCTTGGAAGTAATAAAGTATTCTTAACTTATGGTAATCAACCTTTAAGAGATGAACAAGGAAAAATTCAATATATAGAGGTGGATAAATGATAGAAGCTGTTAGAATAGGAGAAAATGCAATAGAAGCAAATCTAGCTACAGGATATAAAATAGATACTAACTATTATAATCAGCATAAAGAGGAGATTGATAGATTTTCTTCAAGAATGGGGAAAACTTCATATGATATACCACAATTAGAAATAGTTGGAGATATTTTTAGCGGTGCAAAAAACACCGCTAAATCTGTATATTATTCTTGGCTAGGAGCGGCGTATAAAGCGGCAACAGGAGAAACTCAACCCATAGACTTTATAAGAAAAGCAGAGGAAAACCATATTAAATATAAAAACCTTACTGATGATATTAGAGAGGAATATAGAAGAAAGATAGAAATTGAACCTAATGCCACTCAAAGATTTACTGCTAGTATGGCGGCTGAAAGCTTAAGAGTAGTAACAGATTTAAGACAACTACCAGCACTTGTGGGGACTAGCTTATTTTCACCAGTTGTTGCTGGATATATTGGAGCTACTACAACAGTTGGTAAAATAGGTACTGCTATGGTTTTAAACGGATTTGAAAACCTAGTTGAAGATAATGTTGACACATATTTTACTGACAATAGATTCCAAACCTTAGAAGAAAATATATATTCCTTTGGTGGTGGAGCTGGAGGGGCTTTGATTTTCCAAGGCTTAGGTTATGGAGTTAGAGCTGGAATAAATTCCGCTAGTAAAAAACTAGATAATATGGCAAATAGAAAGGTTACTAGAGAGCTAGCACTCAATATATTCAAAGACGCTTCTAAAAAAATAGACGCAGAATCAGCTATTAATAAAGGTGACACCACTATCAAAGATTATGATAATATCACTAAGACAGTGGACAACCTAAAGGAAATGAATGATATTAAAGGAACTGCTGGCTCTGAACAAGCGGTTATTGATAAGCATTTGTATGTTAATGAAGTTAGTAGTGCAGAGGCTAAAAATAGAGCTGGAATAATTATGCAAAAAGTCATTTCAGACCCTGAAATAGATTTTATAAAAAACAGTACTGATTTTACTAATTACATTTCCAAAGATGAGAAAGGTTTTGTAGCCCTTATAAAAGCAGTGAGAGATAAAGGTATGCTTACTGAAAAAGAAGCAGAAGCCTTTGATTACTTCTTAGATATGTTTGATTCTAAAAAGATAACTGATATAAGATTTGATACACAAGGTGCAGTAGACGAGATAAATAGCAATATTAATTCTATAATTAATAGCTACAATCCAATATTCGAAGATGAAAGAACACAACTATTTAGAGTTGATGAAGAAACTTTTGTAAATAACAGAACTAAGATTAAGCATAATTACAAAGATTTTCCAAAAGGCACATTAATTACAAGACTTGAAAAAGAGGGGATATTACCTACAGGAGCAAAGGTTAATTTTGTAAGAGGTAATATTGATAAAACCCCTTATACTGTTAAAAGTAATTTAGATTCTGACGGAAACCCTGTATATGTTAAAAAGAAATGGTTAAAAGGTGATGAGCATATTCAATTTGAATATGAATTAAATAGCAAAAAATACTATGGAGAACTAACTTTAACAAAAGACCACGGATATTTAGGTAATATTTATGAATTAGACACTAAAGCAATAAAAGGAACTAAAGAAAATATAACACCTAAAAAACCAATTAAAAATATAGTAGATGATATGAACGGAACTCCTGAACCTATAAAACCAGCTACAGAAGCAGACCTTTTATCAATGGTTAGTAAATCTCTTGGACTTGATAAAAAATATAATTCTAAATTAGGACTAGAAGATAGTGTTTTAAAAATCCAAAAAAGAGTTGGAGAAATAGTTAGAAAGAAATATAATGTTAATTCCATTGAAGATATGATAAACAGTTATCAAATTGGGTATGATATAGATTTTTCATATAAAGGTAAAAAAACTATGGATTCTCTAGGAGAAACAAGAATTATAAATAAAGATGGTAGAAGAGTTGTTGAAGTGTATTTAAGTGATAAAATTAATGATTTAGATACAGAACTAGGAGTAATGAGACATGAGATACAACACATTATTGACTTATACCAAAATCCAGACTTTAAAAGCAAAGCATTTTCATATATAGATGGAATGGAAGATTCAACTATTGAAGAGGTGCTAAATAAAGTTGGTAGTGGACATTTTGCTGGATTTGATGATACATATTTTGAAATATCATATATTTTAAGAAATCAAATGGATAACCTTGTAAGAGACGGAAAGATAGATGATGAAGTTGCAGAGATATTAAAACTTGAAATTCCTAAAAATGCAGATTCTCTCGACGCTAAAGTTACGGAAAGTATAGTTAAAGGGGCTATGGCAGAAAATGACCCAGCGGTTGCAATAGCAAAACTTAGAAAAGAATTAAGTACTTACACTAAATGGAAAAAAGATTTACATGACATTTTCTTCAATGCTAATACAACAGCAGAGGCTACAACAAATGTAGGAGAGTGGCTAGAAACTAATCTATTTATTCCTTTTGAAAAAGTAGACCAACAAATGAAAGGTATGATTCTTGGACTTATGGAGATAGAGGATAAAATGGGTAGTATTCTTAGTCCTAAAGAGTTATGTGATACGTTTGATAAAGGAGGACTTGCAAGGTATTTATTTAGATGGGATAGTAAATTACCTGATAATCTTAAATACTTAGAACCTAAGCTACTTGAAACTAAAAAAGAGTTTTATAAGATTATGAAAGATTTAACACAAGGCAGTGAATTAACTCCAGAGGATATAGTTAATAACTTTATGTTCGACCAAGGACTTAGTGTAGAAAAATATTTACAAAAAGAAGAACTTGTTAAATTTTTAGATGAGAATAAAAACCTTGATTTAGGTAAATTAATTAGAGGTAAAATGTCATTTGATGATGTAACAGGAATAGAGATTCCAGAAAGATTAAGAAATATAAGAGATAGATTTGCAGAGGAAAATTTAGAATTTTTTAGGTCTGCACCAGAAGTTTTAGAAGCTAAACTTAAAAGTAAAAAGAAAATGAGTAAATCCGAAATATTAAAAGAGCTTGAAAGAGTTAGAAATTGTATGTCTAAAGATGATAAAATAAATCTTATAAAAAAATATAAATTAGATGAAGTAGAGGGAGTAAGTGACTTTATAGAAAAAAGTAATTTCTATGAAGATATAGATTCTAATAAAATAGCTGAAAACATTTTAGAAAGCAGGAAAAGAAATGCTAAATATATGTATAGTATGGACTTGATGAGTAAAAGAGGAGATATTAAATATAATCATTATCTAGGAACTCACTTAAATAGATTTGGTAGATTCGAGAGGTATTTGAATGAGGATATGCTAATCTCTAAAGATTCTCTAAGAAAGCTTGTAGATAAAAATAGTACTGGTGATAGAAATGCTATTCATAAATTTATAAATGAAATTTCGGCGGCTAAAGCTATGCAAGAGGTACTACCAAATGGAGGATATAATACAGTTAAACATATCTTAGATAGACTGCAAGAGTTTGGAGCTAATGCAGATTTCCAAACTTATGCTAGAGATATAGAGGGTAAAATGAAAGAGAGAATAGGTATGCGTCTAGGAGTTGTTACTAAACCGCCTAAACAATTCTTAGATAAAGCTGTTATTAATCTATTAAGCCTTAGTAACAAGGTGAGTTTAACTGGGCTTAAAGCTTTTAAAGATTTTGTATTTGAAGCACCAACAATAGCTAGAGCTTCTACAATGCTTTATGGTAGAAGTGGAATAGTTGATACTATAAAGCAATTTATGAAAGCGGCACAAGTCTTACATTTAAGTAAAGAAATGTATGATAAGGTTGATAAAGCTATGGGTAAAAGATTTGAAAATTCTGTTCCTATAAAATTCATAAGTTCTGTAATGGATAGTGCAGATGATTATGTAGGGTTAAGACATGAAAGGATAATGAAATATGGAAGTAAAGCTGAAAAAGCTATGAGTTCAGTAGATAATGGACTTAATAAATTAAATCTTTATGGAGAAACTCAAAAGATAATGAAACTAGCCTCTTTCTTTATAGCTTCCGAAACTCTAAGAGATATAGGAAAATATGCTGACATAGATGACTTATTTAAGCATAACACTAACTATATGAAAAGATTATTTGATAATGTAGGAATAAATGATTTAGATTATCACTTTATAAAAAAATTAGATACTATCCAAAGTTTTAGAGAAGGTATCTTTTCAGAAGTTGATGTTTTTGATATGATAACTAAAACTGATATGGAAAAGAAACTCGGTAGAGTGCTTGCTGATGAAGAATTTGAACTAATGAAAAAGAGTGTAAGTGACAAAATAGTTAAATTATATGATAAGATAGCTACCGATGTATCACCAACAGAGGCTAATCCGTCGATGAGAGCAGCAATAGAAAATATTAGAAACCCTGTCCACAGAAACTTTATGCGTCTTATGGGTAACTTCAAAACTTCTATCAATGAACAATGGCGTAGATTAGGAAGAGATTTTTATTTATCCAATATGAATGATGGTAAATTTGATTGGGGTAACAAAATATGGCAAAAAAGATTATTTAAACATTTAGCAGCACTTCCTGTCTTTTATGGAGGGATTGCACTAATTAGTGACCCAGAGTTTTATGCTGACCCTGTAGCTACAATAAATGATAAAGTAGATGAACTTATAGATGATCCAGGATCTAATTTTTGGAATTTAGTTGATACTCAAATAAATACATGGGCATTAGTAAATGGAGCTGCAGCTGTAAGGCGTCCAATTACTATATCTCAAAATCTTTTAAAAGGAGATATTGACAAGGCATTTGTTAATATGATGAAACTAGGTATAGGAACTTCAAACTTTAACCTAGCAACAGGAGCATATGAAAAATTCCAAGATATAGAAGATGAATTTTAGAAAAAAATTTCGAGAGCTCTCGAAAAAATTTGAAACTTCTAAGTAATAATGTTAATATAACCATAAGAAATACAGGCAACTTAATAGGTTGCCTTTTTCCATTTTTATAAAATCCGAGAAAGCGACCTAGAGAGGTCGCTTTTTTATTTGGTTAATAAAAATAAATGGAGGTGGTGAAGTTGGGGTTTGGATTATCTACTAGACAGGAACGTAGAAAAGTAACTGTATCCTATGAAAAGGTCATAAAGAAAATGCACCTAGGGCAGCAAGAAATGGTTCGTGAAGTCCTAAAAGGTGAGAAAAAATATTTTGCTCTTATGGCTCATCGTAGATATGGTAAAGACTTCCTAGCACTAATTGTCCTTATTCTATGTGCTGTTAAATATCCTGGAAACTACTATATATTTGCTCCATATTTCAGACAAGCTAAAGAGATTGTAGTTGATGGAAAAACTCTTGATGGAGTACCTATGATTGAAAATCTATTCCCTAGGGTACTACTAAAAAATCCAAAGGCTCAATTCATAGTAAACAGGTCTGATTGGTCTATTACTCTTTACAATAACTCGAAAATATTCATTCGTGGAGCAGATAACCCTAATAGTAACGTGGGAGTTGGAGCTAGAGGAATAATCTATACCGAGGCAGCTCTAATGAAACCAGGATTCTACCAATATATGAAACCAGCTATCGACGCAGTAATTAATAAAACTGGATTCGGAGTAGTTATCTTTATTTCTACCCCAAGAGGTAAAGATAACTGGTTTACAAGACTATTTGTGGACTACTTCAAAAAGTTTGATAAACACCCAGAGATTAAAAAACTTTGGTATGTGGATATTCAAAGAGCAAGTGAATCTAAAGCTTGGAATGGTAACCCTGTAATGAATATTGTAGAAAGAGAAAAACAAAAGGCTGAAATGTTACCAGAGATTTATGCACAAGAATATGAATGTGCATTAAACACAAGTTGTATGGGGGCATATTATACAGACCAAATAGCACAAGCTATAAAGGATAAAAGAATTGGTAGGTTTGGAAAATATGAAGAGACTTACGATGAGTATGCAAATACTAAGCTTGAATATATGGGATACTATTTCAAACATGCCCCTTTATATGTATCTTGGGATATAGGAAAACGTGACCACACAGTTATATGGTTTTTTCAAATAAACCCAAGTAATGGCAATATAAGGTTTATCCATCATTACAGAAATAAAGGCGTTGGAGCAGACCATTTCTGCGAATACATAAAAGAGTATGTAAAAGGTAAATACTTTGGTAGTGAACCTATAATGATTTTACCTCACGATGGAGATGTAGAAGAGTGGACATCAACCTCAAAAAGAAGTGACTACATTAGAGAGTTCTTCTTTAATGATGTAAGGGTATTATCAAAAACAGACTTAGCAGGAGCTAATATGGCTACCCTTATGGCACAGATAAACAAAATTAGATTTTTATTTACAAGAGTTGAAATTGATTCCGAGGAGTGCAATGTAGGGTTAGATAAACTTAGAAGCTATATCAAAAAGTATGACAAGAACAAGCAAGAGTATGTAGATATTCCAGACCATGACGCTAATGATAAAGCCTCGGATGACGCAGATTCATTCAGAACAGCTATGATTTACTATGACTTGTATTTAAAAATTCAACCAGGATTTGAAAAATTTGAAAATACTGTATTTGATACAGGAGGGGCTATAACTTATGAAGATGAAGATTATTTCTTTTAAAGGAGGGAGCAAAGGAAAATGTTAGAGTTTAAAAAAGAATATTTCCAAACAGAAACTAATAGACACCTATATCCTACAACCTTAGATATTTCTAAATGTGAAGTCTATGGTTGCAAGGAAAGAGAAGCTTTTATGTATAAGATACCTAATAATTATTACACATCTAACGCTGGGAACATAGACTTCTCTTTATATCCTAATGGGGTATGGAGTGACTACACAGCTATTAAGATAGTTGAGAAACTACCATATTTCCAACCTAGTGTAAACTTTAATAAACTAGGGGATATAACAGCTAGTAACTTAAATAAGCTTAAAGATGAGATTAAACAGCATATAGTGGATATAGAAACTGCCATTACAGAAAGTTATGTCTTTATAGATAGTGGGAACGCTGGACAAAACAATATCCCGTATCTACCTAACGATTGTGTATGGTTTAGAAATGGAGCTACAGGAAATATAGAGGCACTACCAGTGGGAGAATTGTATGATAGATTCGAGCAAATGCTGGATAAGTTATATAACGAAATAAAAAAGCTTCTTCTTATTGATAAAGAAAACATGAAAGAAGAACTTAAACAATTAACAGCTGAATTAAAAAAAGCATTAGAAGATTTAAAAGCTAACCTAGAAGCTAAATTTAAGGAAGAAGCTGAAAAGTATACAGCAGAAAAAAAAGAAGAGTTAGATAAGTATGTATATAGTGTTAATAAGCCTGAACTTCAAAAATTTGTAGAGCAAAAAAAAGAAGAACTATTACACTACATAGCTATAAATAGTGATAAATTAAAAGGGGAGAAAGGAGATAGAGGAGCTAGTATTACTAAAATAGTTCCTAAAGAAACAGCATCTAACGGTAGTAATGTCTATACCGTTATAACTGATGAAGATGTAGCGATAGGAGATATAACAGCCCCTATTGGTCCTCATGGGGATTCTATTGTTGGTCCTAAAGGCGACACCGGAGAAAAAGGAGATACAGGAGCTAGCATTAAAAATGTCGGTTTTGTAGAAACCGTATCAACTGGAAATAAATATAATGTGAATTTAGATAACGGTAGTAGTGCAGGTTCTTTTATAGCCCCTATTGGTCCTAAGGGAGATAAGGGGGATACAGGCGAAAAAGGGGAAAAGGGAGACCAAGGGAATACAGGTATTACAGCACCAATACAAGGTCAATACGCCTTAGAAGTAGAACCTAATGGAGACTTGTATGTGGTTTACCCTGATGGAACTACACCACCAACATTTACATTGGAGTCTAATGGTGATTTATTTTTAGAGATAGATTAAGAAAGGAGCTGATAAAATGGCAAGATTAAAGATAGGAAATATAAAAGGTCCTACAGGGGCAAGTGGTAAAGACGGGGTTACTATTACAGGGATAGAACTTAAACAAACTACATCTGATGGTAGTAAGGTTTATAACATTCTTTTAAGTGATGATAAAAAGTTAGAATTTACATCACCAATAGGACCTATTGGGAACACAGGACCTAAAGGAGACCAAGGTATTCAAGGGGTTAAAGGCATCGGAATATCTAGTGTTAGGTATAAAAATCTTTCGGAAGATGGTAGTTTTATCTACACAATAACTCTAACGAATAACCAAACATATGATATTACTTGTCCTATTGGTCCTAAGGGAGATAGAGGAGAAAAAGGAGAACCTGGAGAAAGTACAGCAGTAAGTTTAAGATGGGAGGACATTTTAGAAAAGCCTAGTTCATATCCATCAGCTTGGGGTAGCGTGACAGGGAAACCTGGTTCATTTCCACCATCAGCACACAATCACGCTTGGTCGGAAATAACAGATAAACCTACTATTTTCCCAACTAACTGGAGTAATGTTTCAGGTAAACCTGCCACTTTTCCACCTGATTCACACACTCACCCTTATTTGTCAACAAGTGGTGGTACTGTTAATGGCAACTTAACTGTAACAGGTGAGTTTTTAGCTAATGGAGATGTAACAGCCTTTTCAGATAGAGAGTTAAAAGAAAACATAAAACCTTTAAAAGAGAATTTTATAGACGATTTACAAGTATATAGTTATAACTATATAGGAAAAGACAGTATCAGATACGGAGTTATAGCTCAAGAACTACAAAAAATTTATCCTAATTTAGTTATTGAAACTGAAAAAGAAATTAATGAAAGAAAAGCTCTTGCAGTAAGGGATAGAGATATTATTTATTTACTTCTAGATGCTTATCAGAAACTAAGTAAAAGGGTATCTGAATTAGAAAGAGGTGAGTAGTATGGCACTACCATCAACAGGAACTATAACAATGGGTCAAGTTAGGGTTGAACTTAGAAAAGATGGAAGTTTAAATTTAGGAAATACAGATGTTAGAACTGTAGCTGAAAAACCTAGTGGAACAATAAAAATGAGTGATTTACATGGTAAAACAGGCTGGATTGAATCTGTAAGCTTTGATATAGGAGTTACATTTGAAAAAACTGGTGATTGGTCTAAAACTTTTTCTTGTAAATTAGGTTTATCACAAAGAAATATAGGAGTAACTTTTAGGTATAGTAAAAGATCAAAAACAACAAGTAGTGGGAATACAACATACACTATTTCTTTTCATGTTAGCATTAATGGTTTAGAAAATAATGAAAAAGCAGAAATAAAATTTAAGTTTGGTTATAATGATTATATAAAAACTTTTGGAAATTGTGAAGAAGGAGGTTTAGCAGGGAGTACAGGAGCTGCAAATAATAATGCTACAATAAATACAATAAGATTTTTTATTCAATAAGTTGGAGGTAAATATATGTTAAATTCAGATAAAAAAATAAACAGGGGGGAGAAGTAACCCTATAACCCTTAATACTATAAATGAGAAAGTGAGAACACTAGAAGGAACAATAAGAGTTACACCGATTAAGATGAGTGATTTGGATAAAAGAGTTAATAACTTACAAAATAAAATAGGGTACACTACTTATATTTTTAATAAAAATGAAACTTGGACTATGCCTGAGGGATATGAAAATGCTGATGTTTATTTTGTTGCTAATTTAGGTTGGGAATATGCAATAGCTACATCTAATGACGCTACAAATGGAAACATTACTTTTGACTATATAAGTCAATCGGGTTCAAGAATCAGTACAATATCTTTCGCTAGAAATGGGAGAAGTTTAAAAGGGCAAGTTATAAGAAATTCAACTTTTCCAAAAATAAAAGCAATATGTATACCTAAATAAAGGAGGCTAAACAATGCAAAAATATTATTATTTAGATAAAAATATAGTTATAAATGAACATAAGTGCTATGTCTTAGGTGTTTATGATGAGCCTTTAGAAAATGCACAAGACTTTTTTAGAATGTTTTTTAAAGATGAAACCTTAGAAGTAACTTATTATCTCGGAGAAGAAATTCCATCAGTACCAGTTATGAATGGAGATGTAGTTAGACCAGCAAATCCAAGAGAACTTGTTGAGCTAGGTTTTATAGCTTTAGATGATGGAACATATATTGAAGGAGATAATATCATTAAGGTAGATAGCCCATCATGGCAATATATGTGGAATAAAGATGAAAAGAAATGGATTCCTAATCCTGAAATGTTAAGAGATGGTGAGTATATAGAGGGTGAAGAGATAAAATCAGTTGTTATGCCTGTTGATTTAGTAGTTCCAAGGTGGAATAAAGAACTTAAAGTTTGGGAAGATGGAGCAACTGATGAAGAGTTAAAAGAATATTATTTTAATAAAATTAACACTTATAAAGCTGAAATATTGGAAATAGGATTTGATTTTAATGGACATCAGCAAAAATGTCGTGAAAAAGATTTGGCTTTACTTGGTAATGCAATAGCAGCAAACGAGGACGCACAACCTTATTCCACAGTGCCTGTTACACATTGGAGTTTTAATGATAACGATGTAGTAGAGATGTCTTTAGATGAACTTAAAAAGTTAAGAATAGATGGAGCAACATTTGTACAAGCTATATTCAAAGTAGAGGCACAATTAAAAGCAAGTAATCCTAATGTGCAATTCACTAAGCAAGACTTTATATCAAAGATAAATGAAAATTCGGAGGTGAAATGTTATGAAAACATCGGATAAAGGTATTGAGTTTATCATTAAAGAAGAGGGAGAAGTTCTACATGCTTATAGATGTCAAGCTGGGGTATGGACAATAGGAGTCGGTCACACTGGTGGCGTAACTCCAGATATGAAAATTACCAAAGAACAGTCAAGACAACTTTTAAAATCTGACTTATGTAGATTTGAAAAGGCAGTTAATGAAACTATCAAGCACCCTCTTTTGCAACACCAGTTTGACGCCCTTGTAAGTTTTGCGTTTAATGTAGGAACTCAAGCTTTTAAAAACT